GTCGGGTAAGCCAATGCTGGTCACTGTTAGTCAGTAACATACCCTCGGCACTCGGTCGAAGTACCTAGCCTTTCGTCGGGAACTGATTAGGCCGATCGAGTGCCACCATCACAGCGTCGCTGTCTGTAATGTTGTGGCATGGGATTATTTGACCGCAAAGTAAGCAAGGCCGCCATCAGTCCAGCGCCTGCAAAAGCAGCAGCTGCTGGAGCTAATAGTTTTGCAAATCCCAATAGCACAGTCAATGTGTTTAATCAGTATTATTCGTGGCGCGAGGGCGAACAGCGCAATTTGCTTATGACCATCCCAGCGGTGTCACGCTGTCGCGACTTGCTGGCCTCAGTAATTGGCTGCATGCCATTACGCGCATACAACATGAGCTGGGACGGCGAGCGCATGGTCAAAAATTACATTGCGCCTCGATCATGGATGCGTCAACCCGATCCCCAAAATACCTACGCCCATTTTTTTTCGTGGGTTTTTGACGACCTCTACCATTTCGGCAGAAGCGTAATCCACATCACATCAAGGACGGCTGACGGCTTTCCTGCGTCCTTTCAGCGTTTACCAGTCGGCTCAATTACCACGCTTGATCAGACAGGCCCTGTCTGGTTTGCGCCAAGTAATCAGATTTATTTCAACGGCGTAGAACTTGACACGCGCGATCTATTGCAAATCTTGTCACCGACCACGGGACTTGTTTACACAAGCGTGTCAGCAGTAGAGACCGCGTTGAAAATTGAAGCCGCGCGCAATCGCAATGCCAGCTCCTCAATTCCAGCAGGAATATTAAAACAAACGGGAGGGGAACCCCTTTCGGCACAGGAGCTCGCAGACCTTGCTGCATCGTTTAACGCTGCTCGAGCAACTAATCAGACCGCTGCGCTAAACGAGTTTCTATCTTACGAGCCGACAACAATGTCGCCAGACAAAATGCTGCTAATTGAGTCTGCAAACTACAGCGCACTAGAAATGGCGCGTTTAGGCAATGTCCCACCGTACTTAGTCGGCGTATCAACCGGGTCATATTCCTATCAGTCATCACAGCAAGCGCGCGCAGACCTTTACATTTTTGGTGTCAAACTTTACGCAGAAGCAATCGCCGAAGCATTCAGCATGAACAGCATTTTGCCGATCGGCACTTATGTTGAGTTTGATGCCGAGAATTATCTTGCCGAAAATTACATGGCAGATCAAGCAGAAGAACCACAAGAAAACACTCAAGAGGAGTTAGCAAACCGATGATCAAACTAATCGCAGGAGACTTTACGCTCGACGCTGCCGCAGGAGACACTCCGCGCCGCTCAATTTCAGGAACAGCAGTTCCCTACAATGTTCCCGCAGTTGTTTCAGATGGCACTGCTGTGATCTTCCGACCGGGATCGCTTCCAGTCACAGGCAAAGCGCCCCGTCTGTTTATGTACCACGACGCATCCATGCCTGTGGGCATTGTGACCGAGCGCGTAGAAACCGAAGAAGGCATGCTCTTCACCGCAAAAATCAGTGCCAGCTCACAAGGCCAAGATGCCATGATCATGCTGCAAGAGACCGTCATTGACCAAGTCAGTGTCGGTGTAACCCCCCAAAAATTCTCATACGACGAAGATGGCACAATGATTATCGAGTCTGCTTCATGGACAGAGCTCAGCCTCGTCCCCGTAGGCGCATTTGGGGATATGGCCAATATCGCCACCGTCGCTGCCAGTATCCACCACGAACCCGAAGAGACCGACAATAATGAAATACAAGAACCCACAGAGGAGACAGAACCCATGTCAGAAGTAACAGTACCAGCAGTCGAGGCAACCATTCCAACAGCTGCAATTCCAGCACAACCTAAGCGCGAGTTTAAGATGCCAAGCGCAGGCGAGTTCATGGCTGCCTACCACATCGGTGGCGACACTTTTCAAAACATGAACAAAGCAGTAGCAGAGTTCTCCGCATCACAGCGCACCGCATTGCAAGCAGCAGCAGGAGATGTGCTTACTTCTGATACACCCGGCTTGCTTCCAGTTCCCGTTTTGGGACCGCTCGTACAGGACCTAAATTTCCTTCGCCCTGTAGTCGAGGCCGTAGGCGCTCGCGCTTATCCAGATGGCGGAAGGTCAAAGACTTTTACTCGTCCAACGATCACCACGCACACCAGCGTCGCAACACAGTCCACTGAATTGTCGGCAGTTTCGGCAACCACAATGGTCATTGCCGCAAACTCGGTCACAAAAACTACGCTGGCTGGCCAAGTAAGTTTGAGTGCTCAAGATATTTCGTTCACCAACCCCGAGGCAATGGGACTCATCTTGAATGACTTGATGGGCGAATACATGATTGCTTCTGACAACCTTGCAGCAGACAACTTGCTTACCGCAGCAAACTCGTCTGGTGTGTGGGACGGAACAGTTGCAGACTTGCTCAAGTCTGTATATGACGCAGCAAATGATGTCTCGAGCAACCGCAACTGGATGCCAACACACATGTTTGTGTCCGTTGATGTGTGGTCACAACTTGGTCAGCTTGTTGACACAACGAACCGCCCAATCTTCCCATTCATCGGTGCAGGCCTTACAGGTCAAAACGCACTCGGCGGCGGAAGTGCAACATCGTGGAACGGTACGCCACTTGGCTTGCAGCTTGTAGTTGACAGCAACTTTGCTGCAAAGACCATGATCATCACCCGTGTTGGTCAAGGCCAAGGCGATGCTTACGAGTTCTACGAGTCCATTCAGGGCCTGTTGAGCGTAGACACGCCATCTACTTTGGGCAAAACCATGAGTTTCCATGGCTATGTTTCAACCTTTGCTGCAATCGGTGGAATGATCCGCAAGATCACACAGGCCTAGTCGAGAGCGGAGCATCCGCTCATGGCTGTTTACAGCGTTACACAAAAGTATTTAATTGACGATTACGCCGTACTGCAACTTTTGACCCCCTCGGAAATTGCAGTCGGTCAGTCAATTACAGTCGCATCAGTTGATGCAACATTTAATGGCACTTACACTGTCCGCGCATTGCCCCAGTATCTGTACCTTGGTATAGACACTGAGGGCGATCTGCTCTACAACTATGAAATGCCTGTTGCCAATCAAGTGCTTTACGCCAAGACGGCCAGCGATGTCATTCGTGTGGCAGCTTCTGGCACAGTTACCTATACTCAGACCTGCACATGGGTTACTGCGGCGCAGCTAGTCACCTACCTTGGCGTACAGATCACAAACCCTTCAGACGATTACACGCTGATCACTCAGGCCGTATCGGCTGGAAATGACTTTGCATATCGTCGCCGTCAAGAGGCTGGCTATATTGACAGTCTCACAACAAGTCCGGGTGGGGATGCCACACTCGGCACACTCATGTACTGCGCGGCCCTCTGGCGCAGCCGTGGCTCGCTTGAGAACACTTTTGCATCTTTTGACGGGATGGGCACAGCGCCTCAGCAGAGCCTCACACCGATCGTTAAACAGTTGCTTGGCATCGACAGGCCTGCCTGCGCGTAATGGCTTACACAGACGCTCTCAACGGGGCTATTGACAGCCTTACGACCACACTCACAGCGGTCTCTGGACTCAGGGTGGTAAACGACGCCACAAAAATCGTCCCTAATTGCGTTTTCATAGATGCGCCATCTTTTACAACTGTCGCTGGCAATGGCAACATCATCCGCATGGACTTTCCAATCAAGGTGATCGGCTCAGGGCCAGCAGGCTTACCAGTGCTGCGCAGCATCCTTGACATCGTCAGCAAAGTCCTACTCAGCCCGATCATCGTCATGGCAGGCCGTCCCAGCAACCTAGAAATTGGTGGGCAGCTCTTCCCGTGTTACGACCTCGACTGTGGCATACAAGCACAAAGCGCATAAGGAGAAACATGTACACCATCATTAGCCCTCGCCTAGGTAACCCGGGCGATCAGTTCATCCCAGAGGACGGTGTCAACATTGACGCACTGCTCGACGGCGGCCTGATATCCACCGACACCGCAAAGAAATCATCTAAAGTCAAATCAGAACCCAAGGAGCAATAGACATGGCTATCAGCAGCACTTACCTTTCTAACCCAAGCATCACGATCAACTCGGTGGACTTGTCCGATCAGTGCACAAGCGCGGTCATCAACTATGTGTCGGAACAACTTGAAAATACGACATTCTCAAATACATCAAGGTCGTTCACATCGGGTCTGTACTCAAATACCGTCACCGTAACTCTTTATCAGAGCTACGCAGCAAGCGAAACTGAAGC